CCGTCACCGTTCGACGCGATGCCTAGCTTCACAGCCTTGGCGCGTCCAGCATTACGTCCAGCCCGTCGAGCAATCTGCTTAGGCTTGCCGTGGTAGTCTTGGTATTCCTTCTTGTAGTCCCTCATGGCTACTTGCGCTTGCCTTGCTTCTTCGGCATCCGACCCATCTTGATTTCGATCTCGACGTAGCCTTTGCCCTTCTTGCCACCTTTGCCCTTGGATTCGTGGCCGCACGATTTGCTGTTCTTCATAGGATTATTTGCGCTTGGATTTCCCAGCTTCGCTCATGGCGATGGCGACAGCTTGCCGCTTGCTCTTCACGATGGGTGCTTTCTTCGCACCCTTGGGGTTGCGCCCAGAGTGTAGCGTTCCGGCTTTGTATTCGCCCATTACCTTAGCGACCTTGGCTTGCTTTGCTGATTTCTTCATGGCTTACTTCATCGACTTGCTTCCCCTGCACTTCCACTTCCGGCGGGACAGGTTGTTGGGCGAGTTTGGATCGGACTTCCAGTCGCCCTTGATCTTAGCAGATCGAGCGCAGTAGCTGTCGCCACGGGCTGAACCTGGCGAAATAGTCGCGCCTTTTTGCCCATACCGCACGGTCTTCTTCCTTCCGGTCTCAGGATTGGTGACGACTTTCTTGAATCTCTTTTCCATTACGGTTCGATTAGGTATTCGCATTCAAACGCAAGGATCTCAGGCGGGTCGATCAAAGAGTAATACTCAGGCTTCTTGGCGGTTCTCCGCAGGCAGGTTTCGCAGCCTTCGCGCCAGCCGGAATTCTCGCCGTCCTCGATCCACGCGCCATTGCAGCGTGCATAGTCATTTGGCAGCCAGTTCTTCATTTGCTATTGCTTTTGATCTTGCGCTCCTGCTTCAGCATTGCTTTCGTCGGCTTCTTGCCGGAGCCTTTAGCGTCACGGATATTGTCCCACATTCCGCGCTGGGAGTAGGAGCCATCCGCTCGCTTGATCATTTTTTTCTTCATTGCTTTTTCTTCTTGTTCTCGGATTCGTATTCGGCTTTTAGGTATTTCCGCACAAGGTTCATGGTGCTTGCGTCAGCAATAGGCTTGCCGTCTATGTAGAGACCGGTATCGCCCTTGGGCCTCATTTCCGAAACAATCTCGTTGTTTGCAATTTTGAAGTCAACACCAGCTCCCTGAGCAAACGAACGAAGCGCCACTTCGCCAGCGGTTCCTGCAATATCGGTGATGCCGGTGATCACCTCCCTTGCGGCTGCCAACTTCTCTTGCTCTTTCGCCATCTTCTTCTTGTCGATAGCAAGCGGCAACCCGATTTCTTTTTTAGCTGCGTCCTGAGGCATGACGTTACTGTTGCATTCCTTGGGTTTGAACTCCGCCCATGTCGGCGGGTGCTGTTCCGATTCGCCCGATTTCAGCGTTCTGGGCCTGCTGTAGCTGGAACTGGTATTGCTCCGCATACTTCTGCAAGCGAGCCGCGAAAGCCTCGTCAGACTGCGCTCTCGCAGCCACATCGGGCTGCTGGACGTAAGCCTGAACCATCTGCATCGCGATTTGCGCACCATTCGGCTGGGCAGGCACCTCGATACCGGCGAAGATCTTCGCGAGGTCATCGGTGACATTCTTCGCCACCTTCTGCTGAGCTTCCTCCATCGGCTGGAGAACGTAGTCCGCGAAGATCGGATTGATTGCCGACGCGGTGAACTCAAGCAGCTTGTTCACATCGAGGATGCCGTTGCGATCAAGCTGGACCAGTGATACCATGTTCTTAAGCTGGGTCTCTGCCGTGTCGGGGTCGGTAGCTAGGGAGTCAAACGACACCGTGACGCTGAAGTTCTCGTCGGGGCTACCCTTAGTCATCACCTGCGGATTTGGATTTCCGGTGACTTGGAAGAACACCTCGTCCGGCCCCATGCGTTGGAAAAGCTTCCATGCCATGGTCAGCACATCCTTTACGTGGTCGAGGAACCGCGTGATGAAGAACTGCTGCCGCGCAACTGCGAGGGGATTGCTAAGATCCAAGCCGACAGCACGATCAGCTTGACCACGCATCGAAAGCTCGGCTTCAACAGAACCGTCGTCACGCGGGGGAATCGGACCAAAAGCAATCTCACCCAAGCGCCGATAGGGGACTCGGCGACCAGGACCCCAATCAGAAGGAGGCCTTCCAGCAGGGTGCATAATAGGTGGAAGGGTAGCCAAAGAAGCTCGGTCAATACGGCTGTCTCGCTCCGTTTTGATTTGCATCTGTGACCCTCGGAGGATGTCCGAGAAGGTCTGGACTTCATACATTCGCTTCTGGTCATTCGAGAGTCGGGTGACAATAAACGGGTAGTCGTCGTAGCCGTTGAGCAGTTCGTGCTTTGCGTAGCCATCGGACTGTGGGTGGAAGACGGTGCAGTAGATGCCTTCAGAGCCATCGTCCTCGTCAATCAGGCGTTGGTAGCCATAGACCACCATAACGAGATCGTTGTCATCAGTGATTGGCAGGCGGGTCTCGGTCTTCACCTTTTCGCCATCGAGATACATGGAGTCCTTGCCGCGCAGGTTGTTGATGGCGTAGTCCACCCACTTGCGATCCCAGCCCTCGTTGGCGACCTTCTTCTCCAGCTCTTGAGCGGTAAGGAATGTCCGCCAGAACATGTAGGGAGCACGCTGCGGGTCGGAGATATAAGACGGGAACATCACCTCGCCATCGGGGGCGCAGGAGTGGACGACTGGGCAGTCAACCGTCTGGCGGGACAGCGGGATTTCAGCCACTGCCATCGTCCGAAGATCTTTGATCGCCTTCTTCGCTCGCTTCGTGGAGAGCGCCGGGAAGGAGTCTTGGATCAGGTTTAGCAGGGTTTCGTCGTCTTCGCCGCTGAGGATCAGTTCCGCTAGGTCCGGTGATGCTTGAGCAATCTGCTCTAGGCTAACGCTCTGAAGGTAGGATCGACGCTCACGCTTCCATCCGACGTAGGTCACCATGAGGCCTTTCTCCAGCAAGTAGTTCCCGCCCAGCTCCATTTGACGCTTGAAGTCGGGGATGTAGGAGGAGCGCATCCACTTCAGGAAAGAGGAGACGATTGCCGCCCGAGGCATGGATGCCATCGAGGTGGGGAATGCCTTGATGTGAGAACGAGAAAGCGCCTGGTCAAACAGCGCGACGTAGGTGTCGATCCTCTCGCCGACAACGTTCACCTCTTGGTCGGATGCACCCTGCCACGGGAAGGCATTAGCGCCATTCTTGCGGAGGTCGTCGGACTTGCCATCCCAGATGTTGCGCCGGTCGTTGTAGGATCGCAGGCACGACTCGAAGTAGTAGTCGAGGTCAATCAGGCAGTCATCGTAGGCGCTCGACAAAGCGCCAATGTCAGGCTCCTTGTCCACGTAGACCATCGCCTCGTCTTCCATCTCTTGAGTGTAATTCATTTCACGTATTCGTAATAATTCCCAATGTCAGACGGGACGAGTTCAACCTTGATCTCCTTGCCGACCAGTGACTTAGCGGCCCAAGCTGGGCATTTCACATCAATTCGGAATCCATCCAGCTTCGCGGTCACCCACGATGGATTCGCGCAGCAGGCGATCACAAGCGCCTTGATTGGCTTGATGTTCACATCGTCCAAATCAAAAGGCTTGTCCACCTTTGGCTTGGCTGGACGACCCCTCTTCTTCGCTGGTGGTTGTGGTTCCTGCATTAGTAGCCTCCGCTTCCGTGGGTTGTAACAAAATTATCAAGATTGTCAACGTGGTCAATCCCGGAGATCGCGGCGTATCGGAGAACGTCAATCGCATCCTTCCACGCTTCCTTGAGTCCGCCTTCACCCGTGTATTCCGAAAGAGCCTGAATGATGTTCTCGCAATCAGAACTCACGTAGAAGTAGGGTCGATTGACAGAATCCAACGGCTTATTCGTGTCCCATGCCATTTTCCCGATCAAAGCTTGCAGCCCGTCGTCAATGTCAAGACCGGGAGCCGGGACGCACACCATGCCAGCGTCATTCAGGTCTTCGATGATCGAGGATGACCCGTCCTGAACCTGATACTTTGCAGCACCAAGCCGAGGATCGATAATGCGTTCAAAGATCTCCTCGTCGCCTTCCATCTGCTCGATCAAGTCAACGTAGTCGCGAATGCCGTAGCCCTGCCCTTTAGCGCCTTCACCCGGCACCCACTTGCCACCCTTCCACTCAGCCCAGTCGCCGACATCCACGCCTGGCCATTCGCGGTAAACCCACATCGTGCCGGTCTCATCCACCGCAATCCAGCACATGAACCAGTTCTTCGCACCAGCCGGGTCGATGACGTGATACCTAGTGACATTTCTTGTAGGGATTTTGTCACTGTCCACCACGTTGACGATCTTGTTAAACTTCGGAAACTTAGTGGCATGCGACTTCATCGGCACCCCGTAGGCCCGGATAAGAATCTCTTCACGAGTCCGACCCTTCAGGGTCTCTCGGATACGCTCGTAACCACCGAACGGATTGTCCTGCGAGTGGAAGTAGTGAACCGATGCACTGAGCTTCTTCGACCGCTGGACGTAGGGGACTAGCTCTCCGCTCAGCAGCTCAGCCTCCCGACTCTCGATTGTCGAAGCGCCGTCCAGATACTCCTTGATTACCTCAGTCCAGCCGTCGATAGGCGTGAAGGTCACCAGCATCTTGGAGTTTCGGGTGGCAAGACGGAAACGCAGGGTGTTGATCAGCTCAGGACCAAGAAGGTATTCGTCAAGCCAGACGCCTACGTTGTGCCACACCGGGTTTCGAGATCCAAGCTCAGCACCTTCCAGAATCGTCGGGTTGTTCTGATACTGTGAGTAGGTCTTGAAAATGATTTGCGAACCATTCGGTAGAATCAGAGAGGAGTCTGTGAATCCGGTCTTCTTCTTGTATGAGATGTAAGCGTTCGCGCTGGTGAACTTGGTCTTCAGGTATTCCGGTAGCCACGCCCATACCGCGCTCTGCTGCTGACGAATGGACACCTCGGATGTCTGAGCGAAGCAGAAGATCTCAGAGTTTGGGTTTTCCACCGCAGCACGGACTACAGAAAACGCACCCCACTGGGTTTTGCCCGAGTTTTTCTGCAAGACGTTCCCGATGAAGTAGTTGCCAGCTTCAGGAACCTCAATATCCCAAATCTCGCTTACCGGTTTATCGTAAACCTTGACGATGGTCGTCTCCCATGGCATCGTCAGCGCCGATGAAAAGAATTCTAGAACACGTTGTGCCAGGCGGGGAGCTAAAGGAACTGATCGAACAAGGGAAAACGCTGCAAGAAGTTTCCGACCTAGCGTTTGAGCGATGCGGTCAAAAATGGTCAACCGCTGGCGTTTCAAAACTCTGTAAGAAGCACAAGATTCCGATGCCTCGGAGTGGTCCTCGTAGCGGAGCACTTCATAAGGGTTGGAAAGGTGGACGGATTGTGAATAGGGACGGCTATGTAGAAGTTTACTCTCCGGGTCACCCGCAAGCAAAGAAACATACTCACTATATTCTGGAGCACCGGCTTGTGATGGAGGGCCATTTGGGTCGGCTTCTCGCAAGAACGGAAGTCGTCCATCACAAAAACGGGGTGAAGACTGACAATCGGATAGAGAATCTTGAAGTCTTCGAATCCAACGCAAGGCATTTAGCCGAAACCTTGAAGGGGCAGAAGCCACGTTGGAGTGCGGAAGGAAAGAAGAGAATCCTTGAAGGCCAGAAGAACAAGGGGCCGATGAATCTCTCTGAAGAATCGAGACGACTCCGCCGATGCCTGTGTCTTCTACGGAACGCCATCCAAAGGGAGTTGCGACTTGATGCGCCGCCGAGCACTGAAACGAGTCACCGTTTCCTAGAATCACTTGGTATGTCTTGGCAACAGTCTTTACGAATGGTCGTAGAGCACGGCATTGAATCTGTTTTTCCCCGTCCCAAGCAAGAACGTGGAAGTCCTCTTTAATCTGTGAGACCGGAGTGCTGCGCTTGGCCACCGGGTCGTAGATCAGTTGGTCAGGCGCAAGGCACCGGTTACCTCCCAGAGCAAGGATCTCGTTGACTTCCCCAAGCTGCTCTTCCGCCTTTTTCCAGTGAGGAAGCTGGAACCCATACTGGTATGGGTCTTTCTCCGCGTTCTCGATGGCTTCGTGGTAAATCCGATGGATCTCCAGAACGTCCTCTGGAGTCATCACCGCCAGCTCCTCGTCGGAGGGTGGAGTCAGAATCTGATGCTTGCGCCAAATCATACGACTTCCACGTCGATTACCTTGCCTTGCACCCGCTGTCTAGCCTCGCTGATCATCTTGGCAGCATCCTCTAGGCTGGCACCCTTGCGATGCTCAACCACCGTGGTCGCCATGCCGGTGAGCTGCGCGGCCTTGTCGGTGAGGATGCCAACGGTAATCGCTAGCTTGTCCGGGGAGATCTTCGAGAGCGCATCTGGGTCGTCAAATAGCTGGGTTGCTCGATCAAGAAGTAGGTCAGTGAACTCCTGCGCGGCGATGGCGTAGCGCATCGAGAACTCTTTGCGCTTGGTTTCCAGCGTGTCGTTGTGCCGCCACTCTAGTCCGCGAATTGCAGCCCGGCTGAGTCCAGTCTTTTCCGCGATGGTCTTGATTCGAGCGCCTTGGGACAACAGATACAAAGCCATGGCCGCCTTGTTCGGGGCGTAGTGCTCCACGCTGTTTCGGGAAACGTCCTTGGCACGCTCCTTCACCTCAATGAACCACGCCGACTTGTCCTCGCGTTCGTCGTGGTAGTTTTCCTTGAGCTGCTGGATTTGTTCGTCACTCATTCAGGTTCCTTCTGATTTGGATTGCCTGAGCATCTTGTGGGCTAATGATCCTTTTTTGCAACAAGCGTCTGACGTAAGCATCTGGATTCTGATTCGCCATGATCTCTGGCATCAGCCTGTCCACCTTGTCGTCGCTTGGAAGAGCCGCAAGTAGCTTCTCTTTTGCGGTGAGATTCAGAGTCGCCGCTCGGGCTTCCTCCTTCATGATTCCGACGAACTTCTCGGCAAGCAACGGGTCTGTTTTGCGCAGCTCGAAAATATTCTTTCGGGTCTCGGCGTTATCCTTACCCTTGATCTTCGCGTATTTCTCCGAGGTGCTCTCCCTGCGATTGGGGTCAATCGGCGTGAACTTGCCCTCCATGATGTCCAGCGACTCAAGGTTGGAGAATCCCGCGTCCTTCAGCATCGGGATGATCGTTGACTCATTCTCTCCGAGTGTCTGGAGGTTCTTCACGTGCTTCTGCATCCGCTGCATGTAAACACCGTAGTTCTCATTCTCCTTTTGCAGCTGGGATGCGAATTCCTGCTCGGTGATTAGGCCTTTCTTGAGCTTGTAGGCAGCGCTAGCTGCCTCGCTCTTCGTGAGGTCAGCAGAATCCTTGATCGCACGGGCGCGGAAGCCAAAGCCTGTGGGGATGTCGGTTCTCTCGATGCGGATACCAGCGAGTCGGGCGATCTTCTCGCCCCGTGGTTGGTCTTTCTCAAGTGCCTTTGCGGTAGCTGGCCGAAGATCCATTACCAAGTCAACAAGGCGATCCTTGGCCTGACCGGCAGCAGTAGGTGAGGACGAGATCAGCTTGCCAGTTTTCGGATCGCGTCCATAGTAAAGCTTCGCCAATGCTTCTTGCGCAAAAGTCCCGACGCCACCGTAGTCTTCAGCGATGGTTTGAACGAATCCACCAATGGCATCCTCCTCGGTGTCTCCACGCATTGCCGCCTGGAACGGTGCCATCAACATCGTCTGCGGGATGTAGTAGCTGCTATTTACGTAGTTGAACGTACCGTCGTCATTCTTCTTAATGAAAAGCGGCTTTTTCTCTGCGTATTCAGGGAACACGGTTTCACGAAGAGCCGTTTCCTGTTCCGTTGACACACTGGCGCGATTGGCATTACCTATCGCAGCTGTTGCGCCACCATAAACAAGGGCCATCGCCGCTGCTTTTTTCGCAGCCAGCATTTGAGCGGCCCTTGGGTTGACTGGGATTCCCGCAAACTCAGGGCCAAGGCTTTTCGCGAAGCTGCCATTAGCAAGCTCCTTAATGACCTTACCTTGCTGGTATTGACTACGAACAAGCTCAACACCGTATGTAGAGAACGGACCAACACCGATTCCGAGTCGAGATGCCGTCTTGATCCCCTCGCTTACAGAAGCGTAGTTCGGGTAGGTTCTTGTCGTCAACCTTGCTGCACCTTCTTCAATTAGGTCGTCTGGAGCAGTCGGCATCAGCCTCTTCAGCTCCAGCTTCCAGTTTGCGTAATTTACAAGCCTGAATGTATTGTCTGGGATGCTGTAAACCTTGCCAGGCGTATCAAGCGCCTTGCTCAGCATAAAGGATACTTTTTGTCCGCGAAGGCTGGATTGAATATCAGCGAATGGGACAGCGCTGCTAATCAGGTTGCGCTTCTGAAGATTTCTGAATTCACGCAAGCTAACGGGGGAGGCTTGGTCTGCAACATTGCGAAGAATCGGGAGATTGCCCAGCTTGGTTCCACGCAATGAGCCCAATGCCATCTTGAATGCCCCACCCGCATTCAGGATTGGGTTCATGCCAGCAGCGATGGTTATCATCGCGTTGCCGGGAATCTGAATCAAATACGACGGGATGTTACCCAAGACCTTTGTGGCTTTGTGAGCAGAAAGCAATGCGCTGTAAATATCACTAGACCACCTCACCAGCGCACTATTGGATGCCTGATCCATCTTGGCACCGTAGATCTTGTTGAGTGCCGCTTGGGTCTGCGGGTTGCCATACAGTTCTTCATCGCCAATCTTCGCTCGACCCTTTCGCAGCTGGATCGGCACAAGGTCTGGCGTGAACCTTGGGTCGCCAGCCTTGATTAGCACACCCATGTCCAGCAGGGTTTGCGAGATCTGGGAGTCAGCCTTGCGCAGCTCGTTGTCCCGACTCAAGAGCGAAACGGTTCCAGTGATGCGCTCTCCCACGTCCTTGACCGGGCCGAGGTATGACTCAAGCTCGGGAGACAGAACGTTCCGTTCGCGAAGAAAGTTCGGAGTATTTCCCTCCGTTACAAACTCAGACACGCTGTCTGGCGCGTCTTTCATCTTCGTGTTCAGCTCAGCCATGTAGGCATCGGCTTGAGCGGCAGTGTATTTCTCCTCATCGAGATCTTGTTGGAACCTAGCGATGCGTTCGTTCGACGGAGTGGAGATCGACTTCAAATCCCGCTGGTAAGCAGCATTCGATTTGCCATCACCACCTGGTGCGATCCCGTGCTGGCGACGAAGCGCTTCCACCTCATTCTTTTCCGGACGGTAGTCACCAATGAACTTGTCGAGACGCGATTGCTTCTGCTCGTCGGTGAGGCCCGCCATCAAGCGTTCTTTGAGCTTCTGCGCAGCTTCGGCTGATGGCTTGTATTTAGAATCACTGAAGAAGCGATAGAACCTAGTGTCGTAATCACCGCGATTCAGGCTCGCCTCGATCATTTCGGCCTTGCCGTCAGGTAGCAACGCCTGCCCCGAGTTGTGCAGATCGAGCTTCATCTGCTGCTGCTCGCGAATCAAATTGCGACCCTCAAGAATGTCCTGCCTGATGTTGTCCGGGAGAAGATTCGTGACCGTCCTGCCGCTAGAGAATAGGTCGTTAGCCTCTTGGATTAGCTCAGGGCTTTCGTTCTTTTGCAGGTAGGCACTGATCCTCTTGCCAAGCGCACCTGATTGCGTGCTGCTTGCTTCCATGCCAGCCTTGGCATATTTGGCTGTGCGAGTGGCTTCCGGCCCAAGGACGCGAGACGGTGCCATGCTTCCAGCAGTGCTTTTCAGGAAGTTACTAAGATCGTTGTAAAGCTGTTGATTGTTCGTCGCAAGCTCCTCCGGGGTGAGACCTGCGGTCAGAATGTTCACCGTCTCAATCGTGGACTTGTCGCCAGCGGCAATGAGTCTATCAATCTCCTCTGGAGTCTTGTTGCGATACCTTGCAAACAGATTCCCGACTCCTTTAGATGCAGCACCAAAACCACCACCAAGAGCGGCACCTTTCGCGGCACCAATTCCGTAGTCGGTAAGCGAGTAATCCTTCGATCCGGAAAGCTCTTCAGCAGCCATGTAGGCTGGAGTAGCCACAGTGCCAAGCATGGCTGCTGTTGCAATGGGACGCTTCGCCATTGCAGCGGAAGCCCTTACAAGAGCGTTGGGACCCTTTGCGATCTGTGCTCCTGGCACCGCAGCTAATCCTGTGTCAACAACAACACGGCCCCAGCTGATCTCTGGTTGCTGTTCGATTTTTTGAGCAGTGATTGATCCGGTAACACCACCGGTTAAAACGCCTAGTCCGTAGCCGACACCTGCTCCGAAAGCTATTCCTGGAGGACCACCCGGTGCTCCGAAATACGCTCCAGCTGCTGTTAAACCGGCTTTACTGGTTTCAGTGATACCGATATTAGCCAGCATTCCGGTAACAATTCGCCCTGCACTTGGCCCCTCTTCCTGCTTGGGTTCCTCAGCCTGCTTGCTCGCAATCGGCTCGACGGAGAACGACTCGGCAATCTGGTCGATGGTCGCACCATTCTCCAGCGCGCTCTTGATCTGGTCGCCGCCCTGATCAAAGAGATACCGACCGATTTCATCATCGGTGTAGCCTGCTCTTCGTGCTAGATCGATCTGCTCTTTGGTGAAGAACGACCCGCTTGCGCCTTGCGTTGGTTGTTCGGGCATGGTGGTTATCTAGGCCTTACGTTCGGGATTATCGAGTCAAGAGGTGGCCTTACTCCTTGGGGAGGTGCCGCCGGAGCTGGCGCAGGAGACTCAGGCAGCTCTGGATTCTTGAATAGATCCGGCAAGTCATCAGCTGTTACATACCCGCCGTAAAGCCCCTTTAGCCTGAGGGAGTTAGCTTTTGCTAGTGCTGAATCAATATCGCCACGGCGGTATGCTTCGCGAGCTTCCACATACATTTGCTCGTCTCTTGCTCGGGAGTCCGCTCGATCAGGCTGTGGAAGCGCATAGAAACGACCGGTTTTCGTGTCGATCTGACCCCGGATGCCACCATACGCCACCGATTCCTGCTCGGTCGCTGGGCGGAAAGATCCCTTTTCGTTCGACGACTGAGTAATCGGATAGAACTGCCCCGTTGACGTGTCGATCTGCCCGAAGCCACCACCGTAAGGCTTGGCTTCCTCAGGCGTTGCCGGGCGGAAGGTTTTGGTTTCGCTTGGCTTAAATCCAACCCTTGGTTGCGGCTGGGCCGCCTGCCCTCTAGGCGGAGGTGCGGGCGCTTCTTGTCCCGCAGCGGCTACAGCCGTATTGGGCTTGTTAAGAGCAGCGGAAATCTCTTCAAGCTGAGCGCGAATTTCTTCCGGTGTTTTGCCAGGGGTGACTGTCCCGATGATCTCAAAGTCTCGATTTTCCTTAACCTGCTTGTATTCACCAGGTGGCTTGTAGATGTCGATGACGGTGCGATCTTCATTGCCGTGCTTGTCGGCCGCAATGAAAACCTCGTTGGTGGACGGATCACGGAAAACAGTTCCAAGAGGGAACACTTCAGGGTTTACGGCAACCACACCCTTCGTGAGATTTTTCCCAGTTGCAGTAAATCCCTGATTAGTCCACTTGTCTTGCATTTCATCGGGACCACCGACGGCTGCCCCCTGCGAATAGTTAGTGGTCGGAACTGAAAGCAGTCCGTCAATAGACTGAGCCACGTTGTATCCACTAACCTGAATCGGAATGTAAGATCCCGAGTTCGCATCCCACTGCATCGTTTGTGTTCCACCTTCGACTGGGACTTCCAGTGTTTTAGGAGGCTGTTGCCCAGCTGCTATGGCTGATGCTGCTCGCGAGTTCGCGTTTTGCTGGGCGATCTGGAGCTGCTGGGATTGATATTCAGCGTTCTGCCTGAGCTTCTGCTGCTCTAGGATCTGGTTCGACTGGTCACGCATCGTGCTGATGCCCATGTTGACGAGACCAGCAACAGACTCCGCAACCGCAGCGCGGTCATTCAGAGGGACGTTCTCATCACGAATCTGGTCTCGAACACCTTGTAGCGTCGGAGCAAGATCGGGGAACAGCTTGAGCGCAGCGTCGATCTGAACGTCGCTTTGCTTGATCAGCTTCTTCTTCTCGCCCTGCTGCTTGAAGTAGTCGGTCACCTGCCCAACAGCACCCTGCATGATCTGCTGCTGCTGCATCCCCGCTAGACGATTCGCCTCGATGACGGGGGAGTAGTCCGGCGTTTGGTAAGCTGTCTGGATTGGTCCTGCGATGACTGCCATGAAATCAGATTATTTGAGATTCGTTAGACCGTGTAAGCTCGCAATGGCTGGCCAAGGAAGCTGCGACCCATGTTACCAGCGGCGGTCATAGCGTTTCCACCTTGTCCACTGGAGGCGAACGACCCAAAGTTGCCCATGGAGGTTCCGAATCCGCCACCCATGCCACTCATTCCGGCGCTCATGAGTCCAGACCCAATCTGGCTATACATCGCCGCCTGATTTGCTTGCGATTGAGCATTCGCCGAGTATTGCGCCATGTTCGCCTGATTCAACGCACCAGCACGCTGCTGGGCGAAGTTGATGGGCGCGTTGTAGTCAAACTGGCCGGATGTGGCGGGGCCAGCCTGCAAGGCGGACGACAGCAACCCGGTTCCTGCGACGTAGGACTGCGGAGCAGCCGAGAGGAGTCGAAGCCCAGGGTTGGTGTAGAACTCGCCCGCCATGGCATATGACCTAGTTCGGGCGTTTTCCGCTTCACGGCGCTTCTGCGCCAAGACGTTTTCGCGCCCCATCACCTCAGCGGCAATAGCGGAGTTGCCACCAAGGCGACCCGACGCTTGAGCTGCCTCGCGAGCGGTCTGCTGATACATCCGCTGCTCCTCTGGGGTGA